TTTGTACTACAGAACCTGTACTTATACCTGTAAGTACTTGGTTTGTAGAGATGACTTGATAGGACTGTACTGGAATAGTACCATAGTCCTCATAATCGAATGGAACAACAGAGGAGTTATTATATGAGTATGCTCTTCTGTTATCTTCGCTGTTAATATTAGGTAGAGTACCAGTACCCTCAAATCCAAATGTGCGCTTAACTTGCTGGACTTCTCCAGAAACCTTGGCTGTACCGTATCCAACCCAGTTAGGTCTGAAGGAAACCCCTGCGCTACTCTTGAATCTGAATAATCCCTTGGACTCAATAGAAATACTTCTAGTAACTGCACCAGAACCAATCTGATACAGATGTCCTTCACCAGATTCTTTCTTGGAGAAAGCTTCCGTTGTGAGGGACTGGATCCCAAATAGTCCAAAGACTTCGATATCTGGAACCCAGTGTGTAACCGCACTACCTGTGACTCGTACCGTACCCTGAACGATCCAAGGAGCAGACAGACGATAGTAAGTACCGACCATCTCGAAGACAGTACCACTACCAACCCATGCATGTAGAACTGTCCACGTTGTAGCAGTCTTCGGTCTAACAAAACCGTAAGGTCGGACAGTATCTGTGTAAATTATTCTACCCCAATCATCAACCGTAACAGCTTCTACGTCGTTGATGGATCCACCGTCTATGACAGTGGTGGGTGTTAATGCTAGTGAATTTAAACCGTAGTCGAGTTGTATAAACTCATCAACACATGAAGGATTCCATGAATATGAAAGTCTCTCGCCACTAAAAATACGCAACGCAAAACTAGACCCATAAGGTCCGTCTATACTAGTTGTATAGATGTGCGTTGCCATTTACCCTCCACTAAAATAAAAAAGGGGATCCAGTAATGAATCCCCTCACACATAATAATGAATTCAATTGAATTAATCAGTCTAGGCTGACGTTCAGAGTTACTTTGATCTGGTCACCAGCGTTTTGAATAGCGTAAGGACCATTTGTGAACCTTTCAGCGAAGAATATCGCATCATAGAGTGTCACAGAACCTGTACCATCAAGTGCTTTAGTAGTCGTGAAGGTGTTTGCATCAGGTGTCTCGAATACAATGTAAGTACCAGCAGTAGTTGTGGTATTACCTGTTCCCTGATCGATATAAACTGCATCGCCTGGTTCTAGACCATGACCTGTAGCAGTTACTTTACTGAAGTCAAACTTAACAACGTCATTACCGTTAGAAGTTTGAATGTTCTCAATAAGAACGTTATTGAGGAATACAGTTACTGTTCCGTCTGTATCATCTGTCTCGTAATCGATACCAGTGATAACTGTAGCAGCATCGATACCATTAGGTGTAGTTGTCTGAGAAACTCTCATTCCAAGAGCAAGATCCTCAGCAACGTTTGCTTGGAATACAGCATTACCACTAACTGCACCAGCGTTTGCCTTAGTTAGATAAACTGTAGTACCAACGATTCCAGTAACACGTGCTCCCTGAGCAACGTTAGTTCCTGTAACACGCTGACCAACAACAACTCCAGTTGTGGATGTAACAACAATTTCAAATTCACCAGCAGTACCAGTAGCAGCAGTAGTAGCAGCAACAGCAGCAAGAGTAATATAGTTGTTTCCAATAGTACCACGAACACCAGACTTAGAAATCTGTGTGCCAGTAGCAGCAGTACCAGCATCACCTACACCATGAATGGTTGTAGGCATGTTGTTAGCACGTGAGAGGAAATAACCGTATACGTTACCAGCAGGACCATCAAATGTGAATGTTTGCTCTGGATAAGAAGCAGTTGTACGACCTCTACCAAAACTCAATGGTTGTGCAGTGAAGTTACCAGTGTTCTTAACACTTAAGTTAAGTGTAGTACCATCAATGTCAACAACATATGCACCAGTGCCGACAGATCCACCAGTAACATAGTCACCCTTTTTAATACCTGTGTTAGAAGCAACCGTAACTAGGTATGTTCCAGATGTACCATCACCATTAGTTGTTGTGACAGCTGTTGGTTCAGTTTCGATTCCCCAACGGTTTCCGTTCAGCAAGATACCATACTGCTGTGCATAATCCTGATCAGTCCTATTATTGATGATGCCAGGATAACCTGTTGTAGGTGCGCCACCATAACCGTTTGTGTTGTTATCGGTGTATGGTTCGAAATATCGTGTTTGAGAGGGAGTATCACTCTCAGCAGGATATGTATCTGTAGTGAACAACTTAAGAATAAGGTTCCTAGGGATATTCTGCGAATAGTTAAGCAGATTCCTTAGAGAATCAATTTCGCCGTTGTCGGTGACTAAGAGTGCCATTGTTTTCCTCTGTCCTAATTACGTTGCTATGTATGATTATTTATAACCACCAATTATTTATAGTTTTATCCTCAGCGCAACACTAGCCTTACTTATGTTCAGGACGTGGTTTACGTTGAATCTGAAAATATCACCAGCGTTAACTGTGGTGTTCCAAGTCGAAAGATTATCATCTTTCGATTTAATTTCTGTACTAGTATTTAGAATACCTAGTTTGGGTGTTTCTGTTCCTGTTATTGAAGTGAAATTCGGATAGTCATTATAAGAACACTTCAATATATCTATTTCAATATTACCTGCGACATCTGCCACTATAACAAATGATTCAATTGTACCAGTAACATCCACTGCCATATCACCCTTCGGACCAATTGCCATTGGGAATGATCCAGAGTCAATAACGAAGTTGAGAGTTCTGGTTAAATCTGCTGTAGTTACTAAAGCAACACCAGAAAATCTATGTCCAGAAGCGGGTGGATTACTAAAAACGATTTGATCGTTTGAAACGATATAATCTGTATTTGGTTTGAGAACTATATCATTGATGGATATCAATAACTGCTGTTCATCTATTGGTGTATATGGTGATCCATCAACAGAAAGACTGAATGTATCTTGTGTACCATCGAATCCACCAGATATATCATCAAGAATTAAATTTGTATACTGTGTAGACTTGGTTGGAATTTGATAATTAACATCCAAGTTATACGCAGGGTTCTCTCTCAGAGCAACACTATGTTGCTGAGATCCAACTCTAACGGTATACTCTGCCATTAGGAAGATACTCCAGGATTAACTTCAACTAATCCTTCAATAACTCTTGTCTTGTATCCTGTTGGAGCAGTCAAGAGAATATCATAAACATACCTTCTGCGATCCAAAGCACCTGTTTCTGTACTATTCATTGATATACCAATCTCACCAGCAGTTCTGTTAACGAATACCAAAGGTACAGCTACACTAGAAGTACTGGTGTAGCTTGTTTTAAAAGCTGCCTCACCAGTATATCCTGTCATGTTAAGTGGAGTACCATCTTTATTGGTAATAAAGAAAGTCACGTCATAGTTAGCATGACGGTCAACGACTATGTTTACAGGTATCGCTGCCATTAGATTCTAGAAGTTACTTTATTTAGTTGGTTTTTTAGGCGGTATTGGTTTTCCACCATTAGCCGCAAGTTCATCTGGATCAGGAGATTCTAGAAGATCTAATGTCTCTAATCCACCAATAATTTTAAATCTATATTCTTTCAACTCAGTCAGACTCTTTTCAGTTGTTGAGATCTTAGTCTCTGCCTCACCCAATTGTCGTGTGAGTTCATTACGTATTTTACTTGCTTCCATAATAAAAGTTTAATAATAATTATTTATCAGCGTTTCTTTCTCGGATCCATCCAGTACATATGTACTTAGTTTCAGATTTTGGAGCAACTCCTCGATGAACCCATGGCCATAATCCAGGAAATATTACTAGTTTCCCCATTTCTGGTTGAATCTTTAATCCTGAATTAAATTCAGTATAACCATCTTCCATTACATCATTTAGATACCATATAAATGTCAAACGTCTAGTTTCTAATTGATCATGATGCCATTTATAAAATCCACCTGGTTGTGTTTCTTGTATTTGATATCCAGTATCTTCTGGAAGAAAATTCAACACAAAATCTTCATATGGATGAGGAAGCCATTTTACATAATAATCTAAATTGAGTCCTATTGATTTAAAGAATACATTATCTTCTTTTTCCCAGTCAGAAGAACCAGTAATAAGAAGATCAGTAGATTGTTTAATATCCAGATCTACACCTCTACCAATCTTACCTTGATATCGATTATCATCTTTCTTAAATTTTTCAATTACATGTTCACAAAAATCTTTATCTAACTGTTTCTTTGCGACATATACCAAATCATCAATACGCATCTAAAATACTTTAAGTCTTCATAATATAGCACAAAGCATAGTATGGTGGCAAGTTCTCATGTGAAGAACCACTTCCCTTAGAGTTTGTGTTGGGATTTGCGTTACCTGTGTTTCCATTACCATTACTGCTAGTACCTGGATTTTCACTACCTGTGCTTCCACTACCACCACCAGTAGTTCCACTTATACTAATCGTTGTGTTATGAGTATGGTCTTCACTGACTCCTAAAGTATCGAAGTAGTGTGCGTGAGCGTTAGTAGTTCCACTATTGACAGTACCCATATTAGTACCACCATTAGAGTCACCCAAATATCTGGTTCCACCAGTGTTTATAGTACCTTGATGACTACCGTAGATACTGTGTGCGTGTGAACCACTATTAGATGTGTTTCCACTATGATAATGGTTATCACTTTGTGTTCCACTAGTTCCACTTCCTGAACCACTGAATGAGTGAGTGTGACTACCAATACTATGGGAGTGATTATCTACAGTGTGACTGTGGCTACCTATACTATGTGTATGATTGTCAACTGAGTGTGAGTGTGACGGCATTTGTGCTTCCGTCAAGGTTACAGTAGAAGCACCACCAGTAGCATCAACAGCGTAACTATTTCCAGCACCAACAACAAACCTATTTCTTAAGTCAGGAGTACTGTTGTTACCATCACACAGAACCCATCCATTAGGAATAGCACTCTGTGCTCCAGACCACATAATAATACCACCAGCAGGGAATGAATCACCACCTCCAGTAGGAGCAGCTGCTGCCCAAGCAGTTCCATTATATGTTAGAACATCATTGGTAGAAACAGATCCAGTAGTTACATCAGTTAGGTCATTAATAGCAAGACTAGGTGTAGGTGGATTAATCCATTCTATTTCAGTACCAGTTGAACTTAATATTTGACCTGATGATCCAATATCATTATCCTTATCAATAATACCACCATGGAACTTACAACCACCATCAGCAGTTTCAAAGCAAAGGACGTTTGCATAATTTAAACCAACTTCAGCATTCTTCTTAAAGTATGCCATAACTCCACTTACCCAATCAAGTTGGATAGTGGTTCCAGAACCAGCAGCGGCTATATGGAAAGTACTATCAGCATAACTGTAGAGATAAGTTGAAGTATTGTTATTTCTAAGTTCAGCTCTCTTAGTGTTACTACCTACAAGTAGGTAAGAATCAGAATCTGCGTTACCTACCTTAAGTTTGTTATTTGTATTATCCCATACTAAAGAAGCATCTCCTTCAAAGGAACCTGAATCATTAAACTGTACCTGTGTATCAGAACCACCAGGATCTGTAACATTAGAATTCGCATCTGCTTGGTTAGTCCACTTACTTGTGGCATTATCCCACTTAAGTACTTGACCACTAGTAGGTGATCCAGTAATAACAACATCAGCTAAGTTTGCAATAACAGCTGTGTTATCTAAATAAGCACTTAAATCTGGTGGAGTATATGAGAATACACCATTAGCATTATTATAAGAAATAGCACCAGAACCAGAAGCAACCTGTGGTGATCCTACTGATAGACTCGTTAATGCAATGAAAGTACTAACATTAGGAGGAGTATATGAGAATACACCTGTAACATTATCATAAGATAATGCTGCTGTACCTGCTGTATTACTAGTGACAGATATATCTGTTAATGCAATACCAAATGAAGCAGGATCTCCTGCAATCCATTCTGAACCATCATATGTTAATACATCATTTGTAGAAGGATTTAATGCACCTTTAACATCACCAAGATCATTTAAGTTTATACCATTAACAGTAAAATCAAGAGTTC